CCCGGTAGATTGGATAGGGTCCCAGCATCAACAAGCTGACGAATAAGGCTGGTACCAGACTTAGCAAAAGCACCGACCAGATGAATAAGGCCAAAAGCATAGAAGCCAAAACCCGGCACGTATGAATAATGCACGAAGTGGTTGCGCTTAAGCTTCTTAGCATCGTCTGGGTCCCAGTTACGGCGGATGGCAAGAATTTCCTGTGATTGCTTGTCTATAGTCACCACGTACGGGACAGCTACGCCTTCATCTGCGTACTTGTCGTCCTCGATCTCAAGGTCAACATGCATTTCTAGCAGTTTGTACCGGTCGTCAGCAGTAGCGCGGAACCCCATCTTCTCCGCGATGGCCTTCTCTACGTCGTCCAGCGAATCACTAGGCTCCGGTAGCTCGACGTCTCGGTAAAACCCAGCGGCCTGCAGTCTGGCAAGCTCATTCTCAGTCTTCCGCATCACATGGGTAACACGCCCAGCAACTTCCAAACTTGACGCGCCGTAAGGCACCACAACGTCATCAGCAGTGACGTACATCGAGACCTGACGGCCCAGCGAAGGGTCGTAATAGACCTTCTTAAACGCATTACCAGCAAGACCGAGGCCCCAGAGCATCCGCTCGTGCTCGGGCCGGTACTCCACCATCACATCGGTAAGCTGGTAGTTCATATCCGCTTCGACGCGAGTAGCAGCATCACGTTTTGCAGGGGTTTCTTCGCCAATAAGCTGCGTACGCACTGGTCCAGCAGCGGGGAATGTCTCCATAATGGTCTCAGCCTGAAACTTGACCACAGCTTCGCTGAGAAGGGGGTGGTACACCCCGCAAGCACCGGGCCAAGGCTCTGTTCGGTCCTCAACTTTAAGCCCGAGGAGCTCAAGACCATCTACATAGGTCTGAATCCAGTCTTTTCGGCTGGAAATATCGTCCTCAAACTCAGCAATGAGGTCGCCAGCAAGCTCCGCAAGCTGCTTTTCATCGAGTATTTCAGCGAGATTCTCGCTAAACTCGTCCTCTTTGGCCTGATCCCCATCAGACTCCTCCTCGTCGCCCTCGCCGAGGTCAATTTCAAGCTCAAATTCGAGATCGTCCGTATCTGCAGGCGTGTTGCCCATAGAAAGACCCAGTGGGGCCTGATTAAGAGCCTTATCAACAGCCATCAGTAGTATCCTTGGTTGCGCTTGCTTTTGAAGTACACGATGTCATCCGGTTCGTCGAGATTGGTAGTGACGTAGCCACCCCTTCGGAACCTGTGTAGTGCCATAGATACGCTATCTACGTAGTCATCGTGCGATCCGGCAGGAAACTCTGCGACTTCATCAATCACTTCTTCGGCCCACCGAGTAGCAGGTGCCCATACCCGTCCAGATGCAAACAAGTCGGCAACAGCGTTGAGGCGGCTGATCTTGTCGTTCCCACGGGTTGGGGTGAAGTCCTGTACAGGAATACCCATAGCGCGCATTTCGTAAATCAAAGGCGCACCGGAAGCCTTCTTCTCGATTATCACACTGTCCGGTTCCCACTCTCGATACTCCTCGATAGCTACCTGCTTGAGAGTCGGGAACTCCATACGGTCCCTAAAGGCGTTCAAGAGGATGATATTAGCCTGCTCCTTACCCGCAGTATCGGTCTGGTAGAACACACCCCACGTCGTGCAGGCACTGTAGTCGGCTCGTTGGCTCTTCTCGAAGGCTGTATCCCAACTCTGCAAGATGAAATCACATTGCGGAGCGCTCTCAGTCTCCCAAGTGCGCCACCACTCTCTCTTCACGATGGCGGCTGACTCAGAAATTGGGTTCTGCTGATACTGAGCCATCCACTTGCTATTAGGGACGTCTCGTTTGACCTTCAGAAGCTCCTCAAGGCTCCAGAACTCAGGCCACAGCGGCTTCTCACTGGGTAGGATAGCGGGGAACTCAATAATCTCCCACTCGCCTAGGCTGTCATTAGCAGCCGCATCGCGCAAAATCTGCCCACACAGGTCGCGCTTGGCCCACCTAGTCGCAACTATGACGATAGCCCCACCCGGCTGAAGGCGCTGGCGAGGCCCTGAAGTATACCACTCGTAGGTCTTATCGTAGATATCCGGGTTTACTTCCGCGATTGCGGCTTCCTGCTCCGAGTGCGGGTCATCGATGATGAGCAAGTCTGCGCCCTTACCGGTAACGGCACCGCCAACACCGATAGCGAAATAGTCACCCTGCTTATTGGTGTTCCACCGGCCTGCTGCCTTACTGTCCGACGCAAGAACAAGATCAGGAAAAATCGTCTTGTAGGCATCCGTATCGACAAGGTTACGGACTTTACGCCCGAAGCCCACCGCCAGCTCAGCCGTATGGGAGCACTGGATGACCTTTTTACTTGGAAAATTACCAAGGAACCAAGCAGGTAGCAGATAAGAAGCAAACTCGGACTTGGTATGACGAGGAGGCATATTAATGATGAGGCGCTTGCACTCGCCGCGAGCCACCCTCTCGAACGCATCGGCCATCTTAGCATGGTGCCTCCCCGCAATGAACGACGGCCAGACCTCGGTGACAAACTTAAGGAATCGCTTCCTGCTCAGATCACGGCGTTTGAGCTCGGACAGCTTCTCCAGCTGCGCCAGCAGTTGCTCCTGCTCGTGGACAGGGAGCCTATGCAGGATTTTTGGTATGTCCTTGAGGGAGACGTCGGTTAGGTGCATCAGTGTAGTTTCCTACCCTGTTCGTAGCTCTCGCGATCATCCATCGCGTTGTGGGTCACAAGAGTGCCCACCCCTACGTACTCAATGGCGGGCGTGCACCAGCATGCCTCGTCCTCATCATGCTCCCTAAGGTCGCCCAGAGGAATGACATGCCACGTATCGCCAGTGTTAACCTGCACCCTACGCCTCCTCTTCCGCACTCGGCGCATCCGACTCCGCGTATTCAGGGTGTCCCGCATCGTCTTCCAATACCTCGTGGAAGTCTGCGTCGAGGATACCAAGTTCCTCGTCTAGGTCCATACCTAACGGCTTCATATCTATAACGTCAGCGTTGAGCAGGCGCTTGACCCGCTCCTTGATGGCCTTCTCTAGGCTGTCCGGGTTGTTGTAGTTGACCGTGACTTCGCTGCGCTCGGTGAACAGGCCGATATCTGAGTGCTTACCCAACAGCTCAATAGCTTTGAGCTCATACTTGACCTCGCCGCAATCGGCAATCTCCAGTAGCTTGTTAGTCAGAGCAGCGCGTACTGTGTCAATATCAAGTGCACGTGACTGGCCGTAGGCCTTTAGGAACGCAGAGGCACCCAGCGTAGCTGGCAGGCTGGTCTTCAATGGCGTTATGGTCTGGTCCTTCAGGACCTTATCTAAGAGCGCTGCCTCTTCGGCTAGCGACCCTTTAGATACTTCTATGGGGGCACCGAGCTCTTCCATCAGCTCTGCTGTGTTTGCCATAGAGGCTAGCTTGTCTGCAAAAGCATCCAGCTCTTCGTCCGACGTATCGAACGGCATGGGGTATTCATCTGAAGGCTCTATCTTCACAACAGGCATAATGCAGCATCCGCTTGTAGGAGCAGGAGAGCTGTATAGGTGCGCGCTTAGGTATATGTAAAGGGGTATTGCTAGCCCCGGTGTGTGCGCCCCATATCCCGGTAGGTCTTGGCGCGGTGGCAGTTAGCGCAGCGGACTTCGCATTTTGCTACTTCTGCTTTTATTCGGGTAAGTGTCACGGCCCGCCTTACCCCATCGGAAATGTTAAACTTCTTATCTCTTATATGGTCAAACTCTAATATGATGGGGTTTGTCTCCCCGCAGTCTATACATGGGTGCTCTTTTAGGTACTCATGCAGCCATAGCTTGGTAGCCGCACGGACGATTTTTGCATGGGCGTAAGTGCGTGCTTTGACTACGTCCTTATTAGCCTCGTAGTACCGGCGCTTGGCCAGCCTTTGCTTGTCTAGGTCCACGACTGCCATGTGCGCTGTATAGCACGGATAAATTACAGAAAATATACCCCCCGGGGGTGCAGCACCAGAAAGAGTGACGGGGGGTCTTTCTGAGAACGGGGAGCGCTGTGTGCGCAGGGTAAATGCAAGGGGGTACCCCCTAGTGTAAGAACCGAAGCCGCGCCGAACCCGCAATGTAAGAACCGGAGCCGCGCCGAACCCCAAATGTGGTGATCGGATGAGTAGAATAGTAATACTAACCGAGCGCCGGAGTCCCAATGGCCCATTTGGGGGGTAGGGGTACGGTGGGGGCGCGGATAACCCAAGGTTACAGGCCCTACCCCCCGCTTTATCGTTGTATATCAATAGGTTACATTTAGGTATTGCGTTATATGCTGGTTATAGGGGACAAAAGAGTTGCGGCAATCGTGCCGCTACGGAGTAACTACCATGAACAAGTCCAACGTAATCGCAGCAACCGCAACCTTGACGGCCAAGAACAAGCAACCGTCAAAGGTAGAGCGCCTACGTAGCAACGTGGCCAAGGCAAATGCCCGTGCCGCTAAGGTGTTGACTGACACGGCCAACCTGTCCTTCGATAACCTAGCAGCGACGCTAGTTGCCAGCACGGGAAGGGCAGACAGCGCGGCGCGCGTTATGGCGCACTATATGAACGACGCCTTTGCCGAACCTATGAAGGCGTTCAAGTGCCATTGGTCTGCCTTCACGTCGGCCAATTGCAGGACTGATAACGAGAAGGGTATCCTCTCACGTATCGAAGGGTATCGGAAACAGGTTCAAGACTTGGCGCTGGCTAAGGGATTGGCTAACACGAACAAGCCTTGGTCTGATATGCGCAAGGTTGCCATTGACCTGCACAATGGCGGTAACCCGCGTGAGAAGACGCTGCTGCCTTTGGATACTCGCTTCGAGAAAGGCCTGCTGACGCTCTACAAGGCAGGCATGAAAGAGGAACGCCAGACGGATACGGAGCAAGCGGTTAACATCGCAATCGGTGAATTGCTGGTCCAGTACTTTAAGACTGACATCACCAAGTACTGATAACCTACCTACCTATCGCCCCGCTGGTTTCGGCCAGCGGGGTTTTTTTTGTGCCCGCATTCCGCGCGGCGCGCGTGATGATAGAAGTCAAGCAAGTGTATGTACGTGCCTATGCAGCAGCCAGCGATAGGGTCGCGCTTCGGAGGTCCGCTGTAACCTCGGTTATCCAGTTACCCATGATAGTAGTCAGCCAAGTGTGTG